ATCGCTCAGCACTTGCAGCGCGACGCCCATCTCTCGCGGCCCGGTGTAGGGCTCGTTGCCCGAAAGCTCTACCCCGTCCGTGTAGGGCACACGCTCCTGCACATCCTCGGCGCGCAGCTGCCCGAACCCGCGCAGCCCGTTGGCTTTCAGGATCGCGTGGGTCCCGTCGTTCAGGGCATATTCATTGTCGTCCGGATCGATGTAGCTCAGGGTATAGCCCGTCATCTAGCCCCTCATCTGCGCTTCCCATTCCAGCCGGCGCGCCACACTGAGGATATTCGGCGGCCCGCCCTGGGGGCGCTGGTCGATGTACGTGAGCTGCCAGGTCGCGCCGCCGTTGCCCCCGCTTGTCGACCCCGCCCGCGGGCCGCCCATCGGTGTGATCTGCACCCGCTCCGGGCCCGCCTCGCCGACGCCGATAAGCATCGGCCCGTTGGCCATAAAGTCGCCACCCTTGCCGTACCAACTCACCGACACGCCCACCGGGATGTTGACGCCGAACACGTCCTGCCACTTGATCTTAAAGTGTGGCGTCTTGATGTGGATGTTGTCGAACAGCGTGGTCCAGAACGTGCGCACGTTGGTCCACACCAGGTCCAGCCCCGGCTTGATGGCGTTCTGCCAAATCCCGCTCACCTTGTTGCCCAGCCACGCCACGATAGTCTGCCAGGCGTCCGTGGTCGCGCTCCAGATGTTGGCCCAGGTCCGCCCCACGGCCGTCAGCACGCTGTTCAGGGCGCCGCTGAATACGGACTGGATCGTGGACCAGGTTGTGGTGAAAAAGCTGACGATGTTGTTCCACGTCGTGGTGATGGCCGCGCTCACCTCGGTCAGGTTGGTGCCCAGCAGGCCCAGGATCGTATTCAGGTAGTTGGTCAGCATGCCCACGATCAGGTTCCACACGGTCTCAAAGATGAACTTGATGCTGTCCCACGCCCCTTGCCAGTTTCCGGTGATCAGGTTCATGGCCAGCTGGATAATGCCGAGCACGATGTCGATGGCCGAGGAGATGATGAGCTTGATGTTTTCCCATACGCCCATCAGGATGGTCTGAAGCAGTGGCCACACGGTCTCCCACACGACACGAATGGCATTGAGCACAGTCGTGATCGTGAGCTGGATCAGGGGCAGGTTCGCATCGATCCAATCCTTGATGAAGGCGAACTTTTCCTGGAACAGCGCAGTGGCGTCGGCAATCAGACCCTGTACCATGGGGAAGGTCGCCTGTGAGGTAACGCCGATATTCGCAAAGGCGTCAGAAATCTGGTAGGCGATGTCGGCGAGCCAGGCCGGGAGCACGTCCTCCCATGGCACCTCGTTGCCCAGCCCCATGAACACGCTGGAGATGGCGTTGACAACGAATTCCAGCCCCTGGAACGCCGGGGTGAGGGCCGCGATCGCCGCCTCGACGTAGGGCATGGCGCGCTGCGCCAGGTCGGCCATCGTCTCGGCCAGCCGGGTCATGATCGGGAGCACCAGCCCGCCGATGGTTTCCTTGAGGTTGCCCATGGCGATCTGCATTTTCTCTTGCTGCCCGGCGTAGGTATTGCCATAGGCTTCGGCCTGGCCCGCGAATCGTTCCTGCATCGCCCCCAGGGCCTCGGTGGAGCTCGCGCCCTTTTCCAGCACGATGCCATAGCGCCCGAGGATTCCCGTGTTGCCCGCGGCGACCTTGCCCACGATTTCTGAGGCTGCGGCGAGATCCATCCCTTTCGCGCGTGCGAGGTCTTGCGCCAGGGGCATCAGCTCCAGGGCCTTGGTGTAATCGCCGGTAGCCGTGGTCAATCGCGTGATGGCATCGCGCCCCGCACCGTCATCCAGCGCCGTGCGCTCGAGCTCCGCGGCGAGGTAGCTCTCGATCGCCGCGCTGGCCGTGTCCCAGTCACCCCCGCTGGCCCGCACCGCGGCGCCCATGCGCTCGACACCGACCTGCTCCTCGGCCGCGGCTTTCCCCGCGTCGAGCAGCGCCGCGCCCAGCACAGCCACGCCGGCGACGGCCGCGCCGCCCAGGGCCAGAGCCGCACTGCCAACGCCGCCGATCGCCTGCTTGACTCCGCCCAGACCCTTGCTGATCTCGTCCTTGAGCGTCATCAGGACGGCGAGTGTCAGCGCCTCACCCATGCGGCTGCCTCTCTCGCCTGTTTTTGGCGTTTGTCCATTCGTGCTGTCGCCAGAACCATCGTTTGTGCGGCCCCTTCATCTCTGCGATCTCCCAGGGCGGTATGCCCCACGCCTCGGCGCATTCCAGCACCTCACACCACAACGGCACAGTCTTGGCTATGCCGTCGCCCCAGTTGCGGAGCTGGACGCGTTCGAGAAAGGGACGGCCTGTTCTGCCTCGTTCGTTACCTGGAATACACGCAACACATCGCGCAGCTCGTGCATCTTGATCTTGCCGACTTCGTCTTCCGTCCAGTCGGTGCAGCGCGCCAGAAGCTCTTTGAAGGCGCGCATTTGCTGGGGCGAGGCGTCCAGCTTGTCGCCCCCCATCCATTCTCCCAGCCAGATGTAATCATCCAGGCTGAGCTCCATAGGCTGAAAGTTCATGGGCCGATCCGGTATAGCCATTCTCTCTCCTTGATCCTGCTATCTCACGGCAACGCGGCCAGGTCGTTCACTACGGTGATCTCGCACATCTTGAGCCAGCTCGCCGCGGCCGAGTAATAGTGCGCGTCGATGGTCACGTTGATGATGTCCAGCCCGTCTTCGTCTTCGAGCTGCGGCTTGGCCCGCACCTTCCCCGCAAAGTCGATGTAGATCGTTCTGTAGGTGTAGGTCGTGCCCGGTGTGGTCAGGGCGGCGCCCGTGATGGCGATGCGCCAGAGCAGCGGCGTCTGCGCGATCATGGCGTCCTCGATGGCCTCGCCGATGTCGTTGTAACGGAGCGCCAAGTCGCAAGAGATCTCTTGCCCCGTGAAGACCGGGGCGGCAAAGTAATCGTTGCCGTCGCCATAGAACGGATTCCACCCGGTCTTGACGTTGAGCTTGAACCCCAACATCGTGGCAGCCTTGGCCGTGCTGCCCATCGTCCCGTCGATGGCGTCGTACTTGAGCGCTGTCTTGCCGTACAGCGCCTCGTATACCGTTGGTGCGGTCAGCGACCCGGTAAACGTGCTCTTGGTCGTCTGCCGCCCCACCAGGTTGGCCTCCATCATGCAGGCCTCGCGCGGCGAGCCCGAGATGGTAAAGTCAGTACAGAAGCAGTATTCGACCTCTTCCTCTTGCTGGTCGTCCCCCGCCTCAAAGGTGTACGTCTTGAGCGTGCCCCCGGCCGCGCTGGTGGGGAAGTTGTAAACGCGGATTTTCCCAGACCCCGCGCCGTCGTCCGAGGGCGTGGCTGTCATGCAGCCCATCTCCAGCAGGTACGGCAGTTGCTCGAACGTCACCGGCGTGGCATCCAGCTTGATGCCCGATTCATGGTAGGGGATATAGCTCCGCCCTACGCCGCCCACGATGCCCGAGTCCTCTTCGGGGTAGACGAGCTCGCGCCGATCGACAAGCACGCCGGTGCCCCGCCATATGGAGGTTGCGTCCACGGCCGTCCCTGCCGTGCTCTCCGCGCCCATCTGCAAACGTCTGAGTGTCTTGATTCCCATGTGTTACCTCACGATTTAGCGGATTCGACGGTCATGTCGATCTCGATGTGATACCCGGCCGTGTCCACCCCGGCGTAGTTCATGGCCCGGAACTCGTCGCGCACCTCGGTCACGCAGGTGGCTGTATCGTTGAGCGCTTCGTCGCTGACGATCGCCTGAGTCAGCGCTTCGGGGATCTCGTCCCAGGCGTCCAGGGCCCTGCCAATGTCCGGGAGCCGCGAGAGGTGGATGTCGATGGCAAACGTCTTGATCGATGATTTCCACGTTGCGTCGTTGCCCCAGGTGCGCGCCCTCATGCGATAGGTGATGGCGAACGGGAACATGTTGATGGCGTCCGGCGGGGTGTTCGGCGCCGCGCGCATCCCATCCACCGCACGCGCGAGCGCGGCCAGGCGTTGCTTGATGCTGCGAATCACCACGGTGGCGACCATCACCCACCCCACTTGGCGCCGATGTCGGCTGCCAGTTGCGCGATGAATCCACCGATCTGGCTCTGCGCGTCCCTTAGGGCATCGCGCAGGTAGCGCCGCGGCTCCAAGCCCCCGCGTTGCCCGATGATCTTGGCCACGACCGCGCCGCTCGGAAAGCCATGTCGCTGCGCCCACACATCCAGCGCCCCAGGCGGAGGCCAGTGTACGCCACCGCGCCCCCCTGGGCCGTCGCTTTGCGTGCCCGTGCCATATTCCATGTAGGGCGCATAGGCCACGTTGCTGCCCACCTTGGCCCAGATCGGGGGCGATGCGCTGTCGATCTCGTGCGCCATACTCGCGCGCAGCCGCCCCGTGTCCACCGGCGCTTTTGCGCGGGCCAGGTTTTCCACGGTGATCGCGGCGCGCCCCCAGAATTTGCGCAGCGGCTCGGCGTAGATCTCCGGTGAGATGTGCCTCAGCACCTCGTCCAGGTTTTCGATCTTGACCTCTACGTCGCTCATGCCGCACCCACCTGCACGCGCTGGTACCCGCTGAGCAGGAGCTGCACGTCGGGGTCCAGCTTGGGGATCACCATGGTTTGCCCCATCTCAGCCGAGCCGATCACGCCGAACACCGCGTCCTTGCGCTTGTACACCCGCTCGCACTGGAGCAAACACGCCTCTTCCACCGGTGCGGGCGTCGTGGCCGCATAGCCGAACTTGCCCACGATCTTGACCCCTTTGGCTACATCGATGGGAAAGCCATAGCTCCCACTGGGCGTTACTTCGATGCGCGTGTATGGCGCGCCGTCCAGCGCCGCGTTGTACGGCTCCAGGTCATAGTCAGCGGTTGTCCAGGTATCCTCGTAGGTGCGATCGCCGTCCGCATCGGTGGATAGCGTAGTGATGCTGATCACGTCGTCTGGCAGGAACAGCAGGTCCGCGAACTCTGCCGTGTAGTAGCGCGTCTCATCGGCGCTCGTACTGAAAAAGCGCCGCCCCGTGTAGTTGTCGATCAGCCGCGAGACGGCCGTGACGACGGCTTCCAGCATCGAATCGTCAGCCGTGTCTGTGCTCTGGAATTGCAGCCGCGCGCGCAGCTTGGTTAGCGTCGTGTACC